CTCACCAAATAATGGAATCCATGATGATGAGAACATTTGCATCTTATGGGTTTCCAGATCCTCAACCATTGATAATTGTAATGGGTTTAAGACTTCTAAGTCATATGTCTCTTCATCATAACTCAACACTTCTGCCATCACAGTTTCACCACTTGATAATTTAATAATACTAACTGTCATAATTTAATCTTATATTGTATAAAGAGTACTCAAACTCTTCAGAGTTATACATCTTAATCCTAATAGCAAAATGCTTTAAGGTATGGTTATGGTGAGACTTCCAACTTAAATCATCAGAGATATCATATAACGTTGCTTGTTCTTTGCTATCTCCCTTTCTCAATACACGTCCTATCGACTGAAGATTTCGTATGCGACTTTTACTAGGAGAAGCAAATATAATGTTATGAAGATTGCGAATGTTGATACCAGTAGAGAACGTTCCGTAAGAGGCAATAATGATTGCATCTGTTTCTTTTTCTGTGATTGCTCTAATCTCTTCTCTTTCATCTGCGTCTACACCTCCATGTACAAAAAATACTTTTCTTTCATCTTGACACTCACCCTTAATTAATTCGTATAGTATTTTACCATGCTTTTCAACGTATTGGAATAATAATAGTGTATTCCCTTTTCGGGTAATTGTCAAGTTTTTGATGAAATTATTTCTATGAGTATTACTTACTATGAAATCCATCTCCTCTTGATACGTTGCCTTCTTCAAACGTTTTCGTTCATCCTCTGGATATTTTAATATAAGACATTTGATCCTAAACTCAGCAAGAGTATCATTATCAATCAACTCTTTAGTTGTGATAACCTTCATCACTGGACCAAACAACCCTTCTAGTACAAGTTTATTTGTCTGAGTATCATCTAACGTTCCAGTAAAACCGAATCGGTATTTACACTCGGGCATTTTCTCCATAATCTTAGTTAAGGAGTTTGCTTTGAAGAGGTGTGCCTCGTCCCCTACGATCGCGTCAAACTGGTCAAAGTATTTTTTCGGGAGTTTGTATATGCTCTGCCATGTGGAAATAAAAACCCTTGCAGTAGGATGCTGCTTATCCTGACCCGCCATTATCTTATGAGTTTCGTGAAACGTACCATCTGAATAATCAGTAAAATCACTATCCATTTGAGAAACTAAAGAAGTAGTTGGAACGATGACTAAAACCTTCTCACATTCCTTTCTTAAATAATATTTCAGTAGTGAGTAAATGATAAATGATTTACCAGATGCAGTCGGGGATAGTATTAATGCTCTGTTCTTTCTAATAGCATGAGCAACTGCACGCAACTGATAATCTCTAGGTTTGAAACGTTTCTCAGTTAAGTATTTCTCAAGTCCATTCAACGGGATATCCATTGTATCTTCAAGACCATCGTGTATGTTTACTTGATAATCTCTATCCTTAGCGAACCTCTTAATATGGTCTAGTAAACCAACATAGATTTGCATAGAATTTACATTGAACAATCTTATTTTACCATCCCAAATCTTATTACGAACAGCAGGCATAAACTTAGCACCTGGAACTTCAAACGTGAAAAATTCTGAGAGTTCCATAGCAACTCCACGATCGCATTCGAGTTTCAGATTTACTTCGTCTTTCTTGTGTATCTCAATAATATCCATTAACCACCTGAGGTGAATTTCGCCCAATCAATAGCAGACTTTATTTGGAATCCACGGTTGTTTAAACTTTTAATAATTGAGTCAAGGTAAGAAACCTTTTCCTCTTGCATTGCTACTTTGATAGTAGACTCAATAAACAAATCATCTGACTCAATATACGTGTTCACTTCATTCTTCAATAACTTCTTAAAGAATTGCTCTCTATCTAATTCTGTTAATTCGTGTCTGTCTAATTCCCCAAGATAATACTCAAGCAACGTTCTATGAATTTTCTTATGCTTTCCCTTCAACTTAATAAGTTGTACACGTTCTCCCATATAGTATTTGAGATACTTATTGTGGACTTGGGGGATTTTAGCACTGGCAGTGCCTAATTCGGTTTCGTCTATCTTTGAGTCTTTATTCCACTCAGATACAATTTGTTCAATGTTCATAATATAATTATACCCTATTACTCAGTAAAAGTAAAGTACACACGTTTAAAATAAATTCTTAAATAATTTGACCAATCACCACTTTCGTAGTATAATAGAGGTGTTGCCTCTTTGATATAATAGTAACTGTTATGTTATTGTTACTAATTCGTAAGAACGATAATTAAATGTAACATCACCAGTTAAATATTCTACGTCAGGTTGACTGACATCAAATTCTAAAGATGCAATATTAGTAGGATATAAATCAATAAACTTAACTTCTATATTAGGTTTATACTGAGCAGTAGTAATAATCAATGATGCATCAGAATATGGTTCAGTTAGTAATCTTCTTTGGTCATAATTGTCAGGGAAACCTAAACCAGTCATCCAATCAAAGATCTCTCGATAGTTCTTCATATCTTCATCAATTTTAAACTTTAAAGTTAAATCACCAAAGTCTAATTTATCACCAGCAATAGGTAATTTATTGAATGGGTTAGTTACTGTTTCAATTCTGCCAAGTGTCATATCTGGGATATATGCTGAAGTACAAAAATAATTTACGTGTGGAAGTTTCTTGATTAAGAATTTAAATCCAATTGGGGATAGTAATGATTTGTTTGTAGGTTCTGTTGGCATATTATTTTCCTTGTACTATATTTATAATGCGAAAAAAAACCCCAACCGAAGTCAGGGTTTTGTCTAGGTTTAACTAGAGATTACATTAAGTTAGTAACCTTAGTCAAACGGTAGTAGATGTTACCATCGCCTGTACCTAAACGTGCCGCAACACCGTTACCGTCATTAGTAGCAAACGGATTTGCAACCATACCGTAACGAGTTTTGAAACCGATTTTAGGTTGGAACGAATTCTCACCAACTGCACGAACCATTTGTAATGGAACATATGGACAGTAGAATAAACCAGCATCGAATGCAGATGAACCCTTGTAACCCATAGTGTAGTAGTTGTTAGTAGCATCTGAGAAGTACGGATCAATGTAAACTTTGATACGACCATTCATTACACCAGCAAAAGTATTACCAGTATCATCTACTTGTAAGTTATTACTAATCGCAGGAGCGTAATCTAGAACACCAGCCATTTGAAGTGCAGAAGCAACATCAGATGAAGTAATCATAATATTACCCTTACCACGACGAGTTGACTTAGCAATTTCGTTAGCATCACGTTCGATTTGGAACATAAGACCTTTGAACTTCTCTACAGACCAACGACCATTAGAATCAGTATCTAAGTCGAAAGTACCTGCAGCAGTAGTGTTCTTTTGAGCACCAGCAACAGCAGAGTAGTTAATTGTACGAATTACTTCACGGTTAATCTCTGAAAGGATTTCAGCAGATAAGATGTTAGATAATTCAGTCTCAGCATCTAAACCATGTACTGCTTTAAGATCTTGAGCAAGTTCCATAGTGTATTCTGCTTTCAACGCACGAGTAACTGCAGTAACTGCAACTTTCTCGATTGAGAATGCCATCTCGTTGAAACCGTTATTAGCAGTATCACCAAGTTTTTCAGCATCAGCAGTAGACATACCAGTTTCAACAGTATAGCCAGAACCAGAAGCACGATCCGAAGGATCAGAACCAGTTTGAGCAGTACCTGCAGCACCGTTAGCAACACCTAATGAAGCAGTATTACCTGACGCAGATGCAGAGAATGAAGTATTTGCTTCATTGAACATTGCTTCAGTACCACTTTGCGAAGTGTACTTAGAACGCATAGCAAAGATAAGTCCAGTAGGACCAGTCATTGGTTGAACACCAGCGATATCATATGCAATAAGGTTAGGCATAGAACGACGAACTAGTGAGATTAACACTGGATCGAAGATATCTACGTTACCTGCAGATGCAGTAGATGAAGAACCACCCATAGCGTTTGCAGGTGATGCTTCACCTAGTAAAGTAGGGGCAAACATGCCACCTTGATTAGACTGCTCACGAGCAGCGATTTCTTGATTTTCTAAAAGAGTAGCAATAGTTGCCTTTTTATGAGAATCCGTAATTGAATCTAGTTCAGGATGCTCTAAAACCGGCTGCCACTTTTTTAGCAAGTCGTTTGATTGAGTCATTTGTTTCTCCTTTTATTTAAAATTAACTTAACGGATGCTTTTAGTAATAGCACTCATATAAGCAGACATTTCTGGATCAACAGATGTTACATCATTATCAATTTCCAGAGGTTCATCATCAAGGTCTTCAGTAATTACTTCTTCCGTTGGGAAGTAGTTTTCCTTAAGAGTTTCAAGTTTTTCTACATAAGAACCAGCATCATCAAAATCTACACCCTCAGCGAGTGACTTCAGTTTGATTGCTTGTGATTCAGTTAAACCTTCAGAAACAGTTACTAGAATCTTGTCTTGACTAGACTCAGCAATATCTTTCTTAAGTTCAATGTTCTTTTCCATTTCTTCATTAAGCGAAGTTTCAAGTTCTTCTAACTTAGTAGCCATTTCATTAACTAAGTCGACTTTATCTTCAGGGATGTCAATATAGTTTTCTGTGAATAAGTCTTTAAGACCTGCCATAAAGTTTTCAGTAATTTCGTTCTTGATGCCTTGTTCAACAGCAAGTTCGTTTTCCTTCATCCATTCTTCAGAAACATATTCCAAATAGTCATCTAACTTAGTAGTTAGAGATTCAGTAATTTCTGCTTTCTCAACTTCTAGTTCTGCTTCCATGTCAATAGTAACTGACTCTAAAATGTCATTTACTTTAGATACGATTGCCGACTCAAAGATAGTAGTCGCTTTAGAAATAAAATCTTCAGATAAGTCTTCACCGTTAAACATTGCAGCGATGTCTTCTTTTACGTCAACATCATCAGCATCAATTTTCTTGATGTCTTTAATTGACTTTTTCTTTTTATCGAAATTAAATTTCTTTTTCTTGTCATCGTCATCTTCTTCGTCTTCGTCTTTTTCAAAACCTTCAACTCGTAATGCTGCCATGATATCTTTATAAGAATGCTCAAGGTCTTCTTTCTTCATGCCTTTAACAGCATCAACCATGGCAGTAACCATAGCAACCTTAGTTTTCTTAACAGATGAACCTTGCTTTGGGTTATCTTTCTTATCTTCATCTTCAGGTTTACCACCTGGAGGTGTCATTTCTTTAGTTTTCGGATCTGGTACTTCAGCATCCACACCAAATGATGCCTTAGCTTCCTCTAACTCTAATTCGTTTAATTCTTTTTCAGACATTTTTGAATGCTCCTATTAAAAAGTTTCTTTTATATTAACAATTATTTATAATAACTGATACTTTATGTTTTTAAATGATTCAAAAAAGTTTCAAAGATCTTAAACTTTTTATCCTCAATTTCTTTTACAGACATCTTGACGATTTGACTCTTCATTTCTTCTGCTTGCTGTACTGACCAGATACCATTTTCAAAGATCCATTCTCTTTCTTCCATGATACCTTCAACAAACGCAAGTGGGGCACTTGGGTCAGCAACAATATCACCAGCAGTTGCTAGATAGAAATCTTTACCGACTTGTTGTACACCACCCTTACCTGCAGAAAGTGTACCCATACCTCTTGACGAAACACCTAGTTGAGCACCCTCTTTTATTAATGACTTAACGATAGCACCATAAGGTGTCTCAGTCATAATCTTTGCTTTACCTACGAAGTTATCGCCATCCTTTTCCAACTTAGTAATCATATGAGATACTCTCTCTAGATTAATTGTTGGACCTTGAGGATGACCAAGTTCTCCATAAGCACGATTCTTTTGTACGTATTCTTTGTTGTAACGAGCAACTTCTTTCTCTAAGATCTCAGTTGGGTAAACTCTACCATTACGATTCTTGAAGTTACCTTGCATGAATACACCTTCGATGAAAAAGTTTTTCTTTCCATCTTCAGTTGCTTCTGTGATATAGTTTATATCTTCATGTACTTCTGATAATAATCTCATAGTTATGCTCCTGAGTCTGCCACTTTAGTGGCATATACTGTACCAGCACCTGCAGTGATTGTGTCGTTTGGACGTTTGCGAATTACTATACCACCATTTGATGGTATGCGGATAGTAATTGAACCACCTGCATAGTTTCCATTTTTACCGTCGCCAGTATCAGTAGCAGTATTTGCTATTGTTAATGTTCTTGCAGTTGCATCGTTAGCAACAAATACCGCAGTTGCGTTATATACGTTAGTTGCCGCACCTAGTGCTACTGTATTTGCTAATGGTTTCATATTCTTATGCCTTATGTACGATATCTAAAACCTTCATCAATCCCGCAGGATCTTTACTTAAAGTTTCGATTGCTTTCTTTTTATTATTAGGATTAAGTTTATTTAAAACTGTAACGATTTGTTTAGCAGTATCTGCATCAACATTTTCTTGCTTACCGTTATCAAACTTAACCCTACCTGACTTTTTTGATTTAGCAACTGCCTGCATATCATTCCAAGCATTTCCTTCTTCAAGTTCAACTTCTTCATTAACACCTTTGATAGAACCGTCAAACTGATGGTCGCCAGCAACAGGGTGTTTTGTGTGAGTCATCTTATGTGAGTCTTTAAAATCAACCTCACCTTTAGAACGGGGTTTGATATCCTTTACTTCATCGTCACTGTCTTTTGGTGCGATATAATCTTTCGCATCAGTCTCTGTGAAAAAACTTTTAAACGTCTTGATTGTCATCTTTTGCTTCCTCGGTGTCAGACATGAAACTTGCAGCAACTGCATGCTTTTGAATTTCGACTGAATCTTTAATTTTATTCATTAATAGAGAACCAACTGCGTCTTTAAACTCAGAAACGTTACCGTCTCCAGCCATCTCAATTGCATCACTCATTGTGTATTCGCTCATAGTATTCTCCTTTTAGAATATTTATAAAAATTAGAAGTTATCATCGTCTTCATCACCCATCTCTGCCTTCTCGCTTTCGATTTGTTTATCTATTTCTTTAACGTCATCTTCACTCTGTTTAAGAACTGAAGTACGAATCCATTCAGTAGAGAAATACTTACCAGTGTACTCATCAACATCACGTAATAGTGACAGACGTTCTCTAAGCACTTCACCTTCTTTAAGTTCGGCAAAGTAGTTATCTTCCATAAAGTCATAGTTGATAGAGTCTTTCATCTCTACCCATTCTGCTTTAGTGATAACACCTTTAAGTAGTAATTGCTTTTCTAAGATAATACTGAATAACTCAGAGAACCTAGTTCTAAGACGTTTAATAAATTTACTAAACTTTAACTCATCTCTAGTAATCTCGTTAGCACGACCCATATTAAACTGAGATTCTGATTCCAGTCTAGTTGATGGAACGTTTAACGATTCATATAGTTTCTTACGGAAATATAATACGTCGTCTAATTCACCAAGATTTTGACCAGAAGGAAGTGTAGTAATCTCAGTACCACGACCACCCTCACGTCTAGGCAACCAATAGTCCTCAAGCATAGTCATAAACTTACGATCGTCTTTCACTTCACCAGTGTTAGCATCATACACAAGTTTATTCTTATGCTTCGCCATCATATCTCTTAGATATTGTTCTGCTTTACCCTTCGGCAAGTTACCAACATCAATATAGAAGATTCTACGTTCTGGAGCACGAGCAATACGGTAGATAACCGTTGCATCTTCCAGCATACGTAGTTGGTTTAATGGTTTGATTGCTTTATGTAGATGTCCCAATACAGCAGAATTATCACCATTCAATATACCTGAATGAACATAAGCAATTGAATCAGAAGCAATTTTAACACCCTCGTTACCTGCCCTAACACCTTTAGGTGAGTAGATAAAGTATTCGTTATACTTCTTATTGAATATGTTTTTAGAGTTAAGTGGTGCTTCTTTCTGACGTTTCTCAGCACGCACCTTTTTAATTCTACGTGGGTCGATGTAACGTATCTCTTGAATGCCTTCTTTAGTTTTCTTTGTATCAATCATTAGATGATAATACAAACGACCATCTACATACCATTTACTAAAAATGTCATATGCTTTGGTGTTGAATTGGAGAAGTTTTAAGATTCCTTCATACTCTTCACGAATACGATCCTTAACTTCATCAGGTTGGTTTACGTCATCTAGAACAATTTCAACTGGAGAACCGTCTTCGTCACTAATGATTGCCTCATTAATAACATCATCGACAGCACGTTGACACTCAGGTTGTTGTGACATATCCCTATACTTAGTAATAAGGACTGTCTCAGTCTTAGTGGATTGCTCCATATCAATAGACGTACCAAAGAAACCTCCCTCTGTGACTGCAACTGCTGCATCGTCATTAGTGGGTGGTGCGAATGATTGAATTGAAGGTGGGGTTTCCACCTTCTTGCCGATTGAATAACCGAATAAATCTATTGCCATATTAATCTCTTATAATAAAAAGGGTATAAGTATATTTATATACCCCGGAATCACTTCAAACGGTATTAGATACCACCAGCATCACCAGTTGAACCACCAGAAACTTCCCAATAATCATACTGGAATGTTACCGTGTACTCTTCAATTCCTTCAGTTTCCCATGACAGGTCAATTGTAGAAACTTCAGAAGGGTAAAGACCAACGAAATTGTAAGTTCTAATAACATCACCAGTTTTACTGAATTGTGTCACTTGAGCATTAGATTTATATAATGATGGAGCAGATCCACCAGCAGTTCTTAAATTGCCTTGGAAAGAATTAATTGCATTAGACCATTTCTCTAAAGAATTTCTAATTGCAAAGTCTTCATCATTTATAATAGTTGGTGTCCATTCAGCATAAGTTCTATTGCCAGCCAACTTAACTTGACGACCAAAGTACGGGACTTCGATTGTGCCTAAAGTTGAGGCAGGTATTTGTGCTGACTTACACATAAATGGAACCTGAATATCAGCTGCTCCATCGATTGGGTTCGTAATGGTAACCTCAAATAGAGCATTTCTTGCTCCACCATCTTTGAGTGCACCAGAGAACGAATTTATATTAAAAGCCATTTTTTATCTCCTTTATATTCTATTTAGGTACGTCCAACAATCTCAGAAAACTCTACACCACTTCTAACAGCAACAAAGTTTAACTGAATATAGTTAATAGAACGAGAAGGTTTAACATAAATGTCTCCAACGAACTCATTTCTTTCAACGACTCCACTAGTATTATTCGAACCGTCACATACTACTCTAAAGTCTGTGATACCACGTCTGCCTTGAACATCTCTTAAGAAAGGTTCAACTAGATTTCGGAACTGAGCACGAGTAAAGTCGTCGTTAAATTCAAATAACGTAAATTTAGATGCAGTGCTAATTGCTTTCTCTAGTACAATAAACAACCTACGAACATTGATTCTATCAAATGCCGAAGGTTTATTTAACATTGTCTTATCACCGAATAGTATAGTTCCCTGTCCTGGGAAAGTAACTACTGGGTTTACGCCTTTCTTGTATAATTGTTCTCTATCTTGTTTGTTTGGATTCCATGCTAGTCGGATATTGTTTTTAACATTACCACGATTAAAACCAGCAGGTGAATACCATGGGTCACGAGTTGAATCGGTTTGAACCATAAGACCAGCAGTATCACCGTTTAATGGAACATAACGGTAAACATCGTTGTACTTATCATATTGATATTTCCAACCTGAGTCCATTACAGCATAAGAAGAACTAGGTAACAAATCTCTATATGCAATTACATCATCTCTTTCCTTACCATCATAACCGTTATTATTAACAACATCAGCACGTTCTGGTGATATCGTTGCAATACAATCCTTACGACTGTCAGCAATATTTGTAATCAAGTGAATTGCTAATGTAGAATCAGCAGCACCACCAAGAATTAATGAAATATCTACATCTTCAGCAGACTTAAACTTATCGTAACCAGTAATCTTTTGAGCAGAAGAAGGTTTACCACCATCTTTACCGTTAGTCATACTTGCAGTTAATGGTAAATCCTTACCACCAAAAGTCACACCAGATGCTTTCTTACCAGCATTTGTTGCATTTGCGTTATGACCACCAAACCAAATATGAGAAGAACCTTGGTTAATCTTATCTTTATAGTAGTTACCAGCACCTTGGTCTGTCTTAGCATCAGATGCCATTGAAACGTTTTCATATGTTTCTAATACACTTGCAGAAGTTCCAGTAAAAGCACCGTCTTCATCAACAACAGCAATATGTAAAGAATCACCTTGAGCATTTGCTGTATTAGCAAATGAAGTTGTTGTAGGAGCAGTTGAGAAGTTATTAAAATATTCCCAACGACGAGTAATATCTGGAGTATAATTTGATACAGTATTACCAGTATAGTTTGAAGTCAATGTAACTGTGTTACCTGACACTGTTTTAATTTTACGTTGCTCTTTATCAGGACCAAGTAAAAGAATATCACCAACTACAAAAGCAGTTTCAGTATTCGATGTACCTTGACCATCACCAGCAAGGGTAACAGTTTTACTGTTTCTTGTAGCATAGTAACTTGTAGCAACAGTAGATTCCCATGCTGAAGAGTTTTGACATACAGATATTTTTAATGAATTGCCCAATTCTCCAGGATACTTAGCAACCCAGTCTCCATGACCAGAGATATTAGCATATGTTTCATTATAGTATTCTTCACTCTCAACATAAGTGCCAGTAGCACCAGATGTAGCATTGTTAGCACCATTTACTACACGAACCGTGTATAATGCATTACCGTATGAAAGAAAGTTGGCTGCAGTGAAAAAATCATCAGCAGTATTTGCGTTTGGTTTATTGAAAACATTTACTAATCTATCTTCAGAATCAATCAACACACGTGTGTTGACTGGACCCCAACGGAAGTGACCTGCAATTGCACCCTCTGTGGTACTTACTGCTGGAACAACTGTTGTAAGATCGATTTCGCTTACATTAACACCTGGACTTACTTGGAAAGGCATATGGTTTCTCCTGTGTTTCTTTTAATTTAATTCGTTTCTATGCTTTTATTTATAATTTATTAATATTTACCATCCCGAGTCAAATCTATCTTCTTTATCAATTAACCAGTCAGAATGGGAAGAAACTTCAATTTCTTCCATTTCACCAATTCCATCGTCGCATATTCCAAATGGGAGTAAATCATTCATTAATTCTTCTTCACTTCTCTCCCTTAATTTTGAAAGGGTTTGAATGTCTGTTATGTCTTTAAAGTATGTTTGGTTACTTAACCATGCAAATAACACAAGGCACATAACTAAGTCATCATGAGAACCTGACTCTGCTTCATACGAACTACCCTTTCTTGAGAATCTAGATAACTCTTCAATTGTGTTGTGGTCATTGATAACTAATTGCTCTTGCTCAATCAATAACTTTAATATTGAACAACCAATACTCTTAACTGTCTTAGTTGTCCTTATACCCTTATCAACACCTTTACTGAATCCACCAGAAATTCTTCTTCCTGCACGACCAGCACTTTCAGTGAATAGAATATTCTCATATTCAAATTCGTAATGTAGTAATTCAGACACTTGCTCACCAATATCATTAATCTCGATAAGACAAGTTGATTCATTATATAAAGTAGCAGTTCTATATATGATTTCAGCATACTCTACTGGTGTGATAAAGTTATCTCTGAACACACATACTTGTTTATATGGCATTTCAGATACATCAATAATTTGGAATGCTGAGTAATCTAAACCCTTTCCTCTTGACACATCCACGACACAAGCATATGTGTGGCCCTTCTCAGGTTCAACATACATCGAAATGCCTTGTCCTTCTTTAATAGGTGTCAGTGATACAAGTGTTTTTAGTTTTCCACCATCGATTAACGTATTAGAACTACCAAGGAATTGGCATGCATATTCTTGAGAGAATTTCTGTGTATCAAAATCCATCGCAGCAAGTGTTTCCTGCTTCCACTCATCATCCCTGCCTGGAACTTTTTCCCAAGGAACCTCTACATACTTATAACCGTTAGTTCCTTCCTTAGCACCATTACAAGTTTTATAGAAGTGGTTTAATCCGTTTGGTGTGGATGTTAATAATATCTTAGTAGTTTTACCAGAAGAAATTGTAGGCATAACAGCAGAAAAGAATTCGTCCCAGTTCTCTACGAATGCAGTTTCATCGATGTATAGGAATGATACTGATTTACCACGAATAGCACTTGATGATGTTGCAGCAGCAACAATCTTTGAACCATTTTCAAATTCAACAGAACCTTTGTTCCATTCTATCACACCTTGCTGTAACCATTTAGGTAATGCTTCATAAGCAATCTTAATTCTATCTAAGATTTCTCTAGCACTGTCACCTTTATTAGCAAGTAATGCTACAAGTTTGTGTTCGTTGAATAGAACGTAGTGTAAAATAACTGCAGCAGCGACTGTAGTTTTACCTGCCTGCCTTGACGTAACAACTGTGACTCTACGATTGTCTGTGATGAGGTTGGTTATCTCTTTCTGATAATCATACATTTTAATGGGGATTAACCCATGGTCGACATGTACGATCTTAATGTATTCTTCAGCAAAGTATATAGGATCCTCAGAGCACTTCATGTACTCTTTTAACCGTTTCTTAGTCCAGTTAAACTTTTGACCCTTTCCTTTTAGGTTTGCGTTACCTAGATAGTGTTGTCCCATAAATTACTCATTATTTAATTTCTTTAAAATTCCAAACATTACTTTCCTTTTGCCATAGAAGCACCGAAGTACATTTCAACAATTAAACTTGTCCAAGAAAATACTTCATCATACTTGATTAAACCATTTATCATCTGATATTCAATCACATCTGGTGTAAATTGAATACCTAAAAAACTAAATCCCTCTTGTACAATTGGAATTGCCGTAGGGATGTCGATGAATAATGGAGCGAGTACATATGTCACAATTAATGCTAACATCACCCAAATGATCATACGTCTATTGAATGCTGCCATTGGTGATTCAGTTGCTGCAGCAGATCTTGCCGAGTCGATTGATGCTTCCCGAGCCATCAGAACTTCCATTTGAAGTTTTTGACTCTCTTGCTTCGCTTGCATATTCAAAGCCATAAGCTTTGCAAAGAATCCTAATGCAATTGGCAATATACTTGTCAATATCGTAATCATAAATCTCTCCTATATAAGAAGTATTTATAAAAATAGGACGTTCCAGAAGCAATTACGATGAATAATAACCACCAAGGGAAACGAGTTTCCCTCTCGGGGATAGGTTGTATTGGTTTGATTGGAACTTGTTTAGTCGGAATGCTGATTGGAACTTGTTTAGTCGGAATGCTGATTGGAACTTGTTTAGGTGGGTTCCAATTCTTAGGTTGTTTAACTTTCTTTATTGAAGGTTTGACTATTGCGACTTTATCTTCAACGACAAAGTCTGCTATATTTAACGAAGTTGTTATTATATCAAACGTTGAACATCCACTCAAAAATAGAATGGATGTTAATAATAATACCTTAGTGGTTACGTCTTTGATTAAATACACAAATAAACATTAAGTCTTCATCATCAGACTTGTTATAAACTTTATGATATGCCCCATCCGGAATAATAAATGCTTGACCTGCTTCGACGAAATGTTCCGTATCACCAATAATCATAGAACCTTGACCAGATAAGAATGTGTAAACTTCTTCAATGCCTTTGTGACTGTGACCAGATGTTTCTTGACTTGGTTTAAGAGTTGTGGTCGACACAGTTAATTGTTCTAAATCTGTATTATCCACAATAGTATAAGTATCATTATCCTTTACTACATCACCGTCTAACATTCTAGTTGCTTGATTTTCACACACCTGTTTCTTTAAACCAGATGATGAGAAGTTATGGTCACGTCTATTATAATAAGTATCAATTGGCAAGTCATCACCAGTGAAAGGTCTGTCTCTATAATCTGAACCAACAAATCTTACGTCAATCTGATATAGTTGAAGTAAATCAATTAATTCCTTTTCATTATTATATGGGATAATCTCATCAACATATTTAACTGCTGACAATTGTGCATAACGTTCAACCACAGACTGTACTGGATATCTACCATTCTTATGAGGATTAACGTTCAGGCCAACGATTAACTTATCACAATTTTCACTACACTCTTTAAGCATAGCAACGTGACCTGCATGCAATAAGTCAAACGAACTACAAGTAAATCCTATCTTCTGCCAATTATCTTCATCCATATTATAT